CTTCTCCGCGAAGGGGTGATCTTTTATCGCGTGACGGGCCGCCCGCCGGTCAAGACCGTTTTCGCGTACTCGGATGACCTGAAGCGGGTTTTCGTCTCCTGAGGGGGCGACAAGAAGCACATTTGCCGTCCCTGAATGACGCTCTGATTGCCGTCCCCATTGCCGTCCCTGAATGACGCTCTGATTGCCGTCCCTGAATGACGCTCTGATTGCCGTTAGGCAACCCCCCCCCGAAGTGGCGTATCCTTGCGCCCATGACTCCCGAAGAAGTCAAGTACATCGTGGTCCACTGTTCGGCCACCACACCGGACATGGATATCGGCGCCCAGGTGATCGACGCCTGGCATATCGGGCGGGGCTGGTCCGGGATAGGGTATCACGGGGTGATCCGTCGGGACGGAGCTCTGGAGTCCGGTCGGGAGTTGACCCGGATGGGCGCCCATGTGCGGGGCCACAACTCCGAGTCCGTGGGCATCTGCCTGGTGGGGGGGCTTGATGACGACCGGCGGCCCGCAGCGACCTTCACGGCAGAGCAATACACCACGCTCAAGTATGTCCTTGGCGGCCTGGTCCGCCGGTTCCCCGGTGCCAAAGTGGTCGGACATCACGACCTGAACCCTCGTAAATCCTGCCCCTGCTTTGATGTGCAGGCCTGGTGGGAAAAGGAGCAAGGAGCATGATCGAGAAGCTCAAATCCCGGAAGTTGTGGGCCGCCATCGTCGGGTCCATGCTGACCGTGGTCGGCCGGGAGCTCTTCGGCCTGGACGACGCCGTCCTGACCAAGCTCGTGGCCATCGTCTGCACCTACATCGCCGGGCAAGGCCTGGTGGACACCTTCGGGCCCGAGGCGTGAGCGGTGTCATCGAACTCGTCACGACCGTGCTGCCGGTCCTGGTCCACCTCGTCACGCAGGTGGTCCGGGCCTGGCGGCAGGCTCGTGTCCAGGCTGATCACGACAGCATTGATCGTGACCCTGTGGGTTGGGGCAATGAGCACTTCGGGGTGCCTGTGTCAGACCCTGTGCGGGAAGACGGAGGTCCTGCCCTTGCCTCCGAAACCGAGGTTTGAGGAACGCATCACTCCCCTCGACGACAACTGGGCCAAGATCTACATCCCCGACCTCAAGAAATGGCTGCACTACACGCGGGAACTGGAGCGGAGATGACCTACGACGAGATGCGAGAGACGGTCAAGGAAGCGGTTGCGGAAGGGATGGCGGAGGCGCTGAAGGGCGCCAACCTGGTCGACGGCCCGACCCACCTCAAGCACCATGAGCTGATCAACGACGTCTGCAAGGCCATGGACACGGCCAAGACCACATTTCTCAGGGTGCTGGTCACGGCCCTCACCCTCGGGCTCATCGGGGCGGTGGTGCTCTTCTGGAGGGGCGGCAAGTGATGGATCTGTACGCCGATCTCTACGACTCCTGGGGCAAGTCGGCCCAGAAACTGCCCAAACCCGAGGACAGGGTCCTGGTGGTCGTGGGGTCGGCCCCCACGGTCGACGTGGACCTCCGGTTCTGCCGTTTCCTGGACCCCGAGGGGGTCCATGTCATGGCCGTGAACGAGGCAATCGTCTTCTGCCCCCTCCACGTCCACCACTTCGCCACCCTGCACCACGACGACGTGCCGGACAGGGTGGCCAGGCGCAGGGCGGCCGGATCGCTGAACATGGATTTCCGTATCCACTCCCGGACCCTGGGCCAGGGTGTGCACCACCATTGGCAGGTGGAGCCCCGGGGCCTGACGTCCGGGGGGTGGGGCATGGTCGTGGGGTTGCTGGGGCTCGGGTACACCAAGGTGATATTGGCCGGCGTCCCCCTGCTCAATGCCGACGGGTCGAAACGATGGGGCAGGGAGGTCTACGACAGGTGGGATTTCGTGGCCTCGAAGTTGGGAGACAGGGTCCGGTCCTTTTCGGGCTGGACCATGGAACTTTTCGGAACACCAACAGGAGATTGGATTGATGGAACTGGTGAGCACCCGACTCACGGGTGAAACACGCGAAATCGAGCGCGAGCCCGAACCGGAATTCGACTGGGGCACCGAGCTCCACCTGGGTCCGGAGCTCATCGAGAAGCTCAAGGCGCAAGCTCTGGGAGTCGGGGACGAGGTGGCCATCACGGCCAAGGCCAAGGTCACCCGGGCCAACACCAACGAGGAAAGGAAAGGGGAAGTCAAAACCTATCTGGACGTCCAGATCACCGACATGGCCATGGCCCGGGTGTCGGAACCGTCCACGCCCGAGGCCTACATCAAGGAGGCCATGGGTGGCTAAGAGGCACGACATAGACTGGGACCGCATCGAGCGGGTCTATCGGACCGGGCAGTTCTCCTTGCGGGAGCTGGGGGAGCGGTTCGACGTCGCCCCGTCGACCATCATGCGTCGGGCCAAGAAACACGACTGGGTCCAGGACAAGAGCCACGAGGTCAAGTCCAGGACCAAGGCGGCCCTGGTGGCCAAGGACCACGGAGAGCCGACGCCTGAAGACATCGAAATCGCGGTGAAGACCAATGTCGAGGTCATCCGGAAGCACCGGGCTCTCCTGGGCCGGTCCATGTCCATCGTGGAGGCTCTGCTGGAAAGGATCGAGGACGCCATCGAGGAGGACGGCGCGGACATCGTGGGATTGTCCGGCACCCTGCAGCGGGTGGTCACGACCCTGATCCGGGCCATTCCCTCCGAGCGCCAGGCCTTTGGATTGGACGAAAAAGAAGCCCCGGCCGACGAAACGGATTTTGGCGACCTGAGCGACGAGGATCTCGATGAGCGGATCAGCAAGCTCCTCGGAAAAGCGGGAGCTCTTGAAACTCCTGCAAGAGAAAGCGCTCAGGAGTAGGCAGCGCAAGCTCTTTGAGATGTATCCCGACCGCGGGCCTCTGCGTCGGGATCTGTACGGGAAGCACCTCGCGTTCTTCTCTGACGGGAAACGGTATCGGGAACGGCTGTTCCTGGCCGCCAACCGGGTGGGGAAGACCGAGGGGGCAGGGGGCTACGAGACGGCCCTGCATCTGACCGGCCTGTATCCCCGGTGGTGGAAGGGGTGGCGGTTCGCTCGGCCCATCAAGGCCTGGGCAGCCGGCGACACCCGAGAGACCACCCGGGACATTGTCCAGGCCAAGCTCCTCGGGCCGCTGGACGAGATGGGCACAGGGCTGTTGCCGGGCCGATTCATTCTGAGTTTCAAGCGCAAGTCCGGGGTCCAGGACTCGGTGGACTTCGTCAAGGTGAGACATGTTTCAGGAGGGACCAGTGTCCTCAAGTTCAAAAGCTATGACCAGAAACGACACGCTTTCCAGGGGACCGAACAGGATCTCATCTGGCTGGATGAGGAGCCTCCCCTGGACGTCTACTCGGAGTGCCTGGTGAGGACCATGACCACCAACGGACGGCTTATGCTCACATTCACCCCCTTGAAGGGCATCTCCGACGTGGTCATGGCCTTCCTGCCCGGCGGGAAGCTCCCGGAGGACAGGTGATGGAGACCGCTCCCGGCAAGTCCGTGACCATGGCCACGTGGGACGACGCCCCGCACCTCTCGGAGGAGCAGAAGGCCGAACTCCTTGAGGGCATCCCCCCGCATGAACGGGACGCCAGGTCAAAAGGCATCCCGCAACTCGGCGCCGGCAAAATCTATCCGGTGAGCGAGGACGACTTCGTGGTCGATGATTTCGAGATGCCCCCATACTGGCCCCGGGCCTACGCCCTGGACGTGGGCTGGAACGTCACGGCCGCCCTGTGGGGGGCATGGGACCGGGAGGCGGACACCGTCTACCTGTGGGCCGAGTACTACCGAAGCCATGCCGAACCAGCGGCCCACGCGGCGGCCATTCGGGCCAAGGGCGACTGGATGACCGGGGCCATCGACCCGGCTGCCGCGGGGGCGAACCAGAAGGACGGGACCAGGCTGGTGGACGTGTACGAGGACCTCGGCCTGGACATGGTCTACGCCGACAACATCGTGGAGGCCGGCATCCGGGAAGTCTGGACCAGGCTCTCCCATGGCCGGCTCAAGGTGTTCCGGTCCCTGTCCAACTGGCTGGCCGAGTACCGGCTCTATCGCCGGGACGAGAAAGGGAAGGTGGTCAAGGAGATGGATCACCTCATGGACTGCACCCGCTACCTGATCATGACCATGGAGGACATCTTCACCGAGATGCCCGTGGACGTGGCTTACGAGGACCGGGTCCCCATGGCCCACGAAGCGTACGACCCTCTCTGGGGGGACGATGATTGAGCGCATGGACTCCGTCCCGGCCGAATACGTGGGCAACGACGAGGGATACGAGTTTTACCGGCTGCTGGCCCATGGCGAGGAATACGCCCAGGCCGCCGTCCGGATCGTGGGCCCGGCCATGTCCCTGCACCTCAAGGTGACCAAGTTCGGCCCCAGCCTGATGCGGGCCATGCGTGAAGATGTGAAGGAAATGAAGGTCAAGGCCCGGGCCCGTGGCGTGACCATGATCGTGGGCGCCACCCACGACCTGGAGAATGCGCTGTTTCTGAAGTTCACCCGGCTGATGGGCTTCGTGGATCAACAAACCGTACAGGCCGCGTACCTGTATCTGTAGGAGGTCGCCATGTTTGGAGCAGGAGGCGGAGGAAGCTCGTCGTTGCCCGCCCCACCCGTTGCCCAGGAAGCCCCCGAGCCCCCGCCCGAGGGAGAATCCGAGGCCGAACGCGAGATCAAGGCCAAGCAGAAGAAGGCGGCCGTGAACGCGCAGGGACGAAAATCCACCATGCTGACCGGCGCCCAGGGCGACACGTCCGAGGCTCCGGTGAAGAAACCCACCCTCCTGGGTAAGGTCGGCTGACATGTCAGAGGAGCGGGTCCGTCAGGCCATGGACCATGTAGAGGCCCTCGAAGACGGGCGCAAGTCCTGGGATGGCCATCTGCAGGACATCGCCGACTTTGTCCTGCCCAAGAAAGGGCGCTGGGCAGGTCGGGATTCTTCTCCCAACGACGGGAGCAAGAGGCATCGCAAGGTCTACGACGGCACGGCCACCCGTGCCCTGCGTATCCTGGCGGCCGGGATGATGGGCGGGATGACATCCCCGTCCAGGCCCTGGTTCCGACTGGGGACGCCCGATCCCAACTTTCAGGAGATCGGTGATGTCCGCGGCTGGCTTGAGCAGGTCGAGCGCCGTCTTTACTGGGCCCTGTCCCGCTCCAACTTCTACCAGATGGCGGCCGGGGCCTACGCCGAGATCGGGGGGTTTGGCTCGTTCTGCGCCCTGGTCCAGGAGAGCACCGAGACCGTGGTGCATTTCCACCCCCACACGTTCGGGGAATACGCCTGGTCCATCAACGACTATGGCCGGGTGGACACCGTGGCCCGGCGCATATGGCTGCCGGTCAAGGCCGTGGCCCGGCAATGGGGCGAGGAAAAACTGTCCGGGGGGGCCAAGAAGGCCCTGGAGAAGACTCCCTTCGAGTATGTCCAGGTGGCCCAGCTGGTCCGGCCCAGGGAATTCGGCGGGGGGGCCAAAGAAGGCGGGATTGGGAAGAAGGACCTGCCCTGGGAATCCCTGGTCTTTGAAGTCGACTCCAAGGAGGGGTTTCTGGATGACGGCGGCTATGAGGAGTTCCCCTTCCTCTGTCCCCGTTGGTCCGTGACCGGGTATGACACCTACGGATGGTCCCCGTCCATGGACTGCCTGGGTGACATCAAGATGCTGCAGGAGCTTCGGAAGGAGCTGCTGGCCGGGGTCCAGCTCCATGTCGGCCCGCCCATGCGGGTGCCCACCAATTTCAGGGGGCGGTTGAATCTCAAGCCGCGAGGGCAGAATTTCGTTAGCCGCAACAACCAGGACGGTCTTGCCCCCCTGTACCAGGTCAACCCCGACATCCGCGGCGTGCTCGAGACCATCGAGGACACGCGCAAGGCCATCCGCGAAGGGCTTTTCAACGACATGTTCCTGCTCATGGTGGACAGGCCGGACATGACCGCCACCGAGGTCATGGAGAGGACCAACGAGAAGATGATCATGCTCGGCCCTGTCATCGACAGGCTGCAGCATGAGATGCTCGATCCGCTCATAGAGCGCGTCTACCTGATCATGGACCGGACCGGACTCATCCCTCCCGCCCCCAGGGAGATGGACGGCATGCCGCTCAAGGTGGAGTACGTGTCCATGCTGGCCCAGGCCCAGAAGCAGGTCGGCTCCCAGTCCATCACCAACCTGGTGGCCGTGGCCGGCCAGGTAGCCCAGCTCAAGCCCGAGGCCCTGGACAAGGTGGACCTGGACCAGGCCATCGACGAATTCGCCATCGTAACCGGCGCCCCGGCCAAGCTGCTTGTATCTGACGAGGACGTGGGCAAGATCAGGGAACAGAGGCAGGAGGAAATGGCCAAGCAGCAGGCCATGCAGCAGGCCCTGGCGGCCGTGCCCGCGGCAAAGGACCTGTCCGAGACGTCCACCGAAGGCAAGAACGCCCTCACCGACATGATGGACGACATGCAGCAGGAGGCGCCCCCGCAATGACCGACCTGGTGAAAAAGCTGACCTGTGAGACCTGTGGCAAGAAGTGGAAGACCACCACTCCGCTCAATTCGGCCACCTGTCCCCGCTGCGACAGCAACCGGCTTGAGAAGATCAGGGTGATCGAACCCAAGGAG